TCTCTCGATAGAATGACAGGAGTCGCTCAGTGTCTTTTATGATCTGGCGACCGTATTTTGCGAACAGCTCTGCGAACCATTCTTCAACCTGGTCGTCGTCCAGTTGAAGCTCATGGAATGACAGCTCGAACTGATAAGCATGCACCAGCTCATGGATGATCGTCTCTTCGTTCAGGCTGGATCTCCTGATGTGGATCCTTCGATCCTCTGCAATTGCGATCCCATGACATTCGCCATAGCGGGAATGATGGATTCTGTCGGTTCTCACGACGATCTTCCACTTCTTATTGATCACCTTGATCGTCATGCTACACCTCGGAAAACATTGCCCATAAATGAAAACTGGCCGTCAAAGATCCTGATCTGATAGGTCGAAAAAGATCCATCTCTAAAGAACTCAAACACCCGGAACCCTTGGATCCAGTTGTTCGGTTTACCCTTTAAGAACTTTGCGTCGAGCCTGCACAGGCACCCAATCGAAGCCGATTCAATCATGCCATTGATGGAAGGCTGTTGATGACTGGCGATGTCGTGAAGGTGTCCGTAGTAAATGTTAGCTTTGAGAACGTCCAGGTGCTTCTTTGCATGATTGGCTCCTGTATAGAGTCCATGGGTAAAGTGAGCCTTACCGATTTTGAGGATGTGATTCATCTCCAGGAAGTCGTAACCGAACCTCTCCAGATCGAGTAGAGCTTTGATGTCTGGCATCAGGCCGAGCTTATCCAGCCCATTGAACAGCTCCGGGAGCCTGGCTGACATTGCTTGATTCAGCCAATCCTCATGATTGCCCTTGAGATAGGCCCGATAGATTGTCTGAGGTGTTTTTTGGACGATCTGAGAGAGAAGCTCCCTGGCCTGGATCACCTCTGGGATGAACTCCCTGGGGGTAAGGCTGTCGTTTGGCCAGTGGGAGATTCCTTCTGCGTCCAGGAAGTCTCCCAGGATCAAATGGCCGTGTGGTTTATACCATTCCATGAAGTCGATAAAGGAACTGACGGCCTTTGGATCCATGAATTGAACGTGGGTGTCTGGCTGGGCGACAACTCTCAGGACTGATGGGTTGCCAGCCCGCTCAAACAGTTCATCGATGGACACCTCCTCAATGAAAAAGGACTCCATGAGCTTCTTTTGATATTTGAACTTAGGTCGTTTTTCAGCAGGAGGCCCGAACTCCTTTGCTTCCATCTCCTGAATCAGGCCGGAAGCTCTGAGGGCGTTGTCGTAGGAGCCGAATAGGAGCTCGATATTCACCCGTGGAAGCATGGCCTGGAAGTCTGAGATCATTGGGACACGACCGAGTTCCACGGCAAGCTCTTTCAGCTTGCAGACGATATAGTGCTTTTGATCCATGAGAGAGTCTCCCCAGGGATAGGGTAACGGAAACGATGGGCAAAAAAAGCCCAGTTTTATGGGGCGGTGCGCCAGAGGGTTGAGCTTTATTTTCCGACCGAATGGATCTAGGACTGAATTAAGGCGTCAGTGACGCAACTGGACTCATCCGGTGGAGGGACAGATCATGATTCAAATCCATTGTAAGCACGACGAGATGGTGGCTCTCGGGAACCTCAGCGACCATCCAAAGAACAGGAACCAGCACTCGCCCGAGCAGATCCAACGTCTGGCCAAAATGTACCAGTACCATGGGATCAGGCACCCGATCATTGTGTCGAAGCTGTCTGGACACATCGTAGCCGGGCATGGAAGGAAGCTGGCTGGTAAGAAGGCCGGACTGGAGGCCATGCCTGTGGTTTACCAGGACTTCGCTGACGAGACTGCCGAATACGCATTCATTCAGGCCGACAACGCCATAGCATTGTGGGCCGAGCTGGATCTGTCAGGGATCAATTCTGATCTTCCAGAGCTGGGACCGGACTTCGATATCGACATGTTAGGGATTGAAGCATTCGATCTGGACATGGCCGACAAGGATCTCGAAGAGAGTATTTACACAGACAAGATAGAGATTCCAATCTACGAGCCGAAGGGTGAGAGGCCAGACACCAGAGAGCTGTTCGAACTTGAGAAGTTTACAGAGCTTCTGGAGGAGATCAACGACTCGGACTTGCCTGAGGATATCAAAACATTCCTGTCGTTTGCGGCGCATAGGCACATCGTTTTTAATTACGAAAAAATCGCTGAGTATTATGCCCACGCTGATGAAAAAATCCAGAACCTGATGGAAAGATCCGCTCTTGTAATTATCGATTTTGACAAGGCGATCGAGAATGGGTTCGCAGTTCTGTCTGAGAAGATTGCCGAGGCGTATTTAGATGAACAAGCTAAGTAATTTTGGCGCATTCATTCTCACGCACGGTAGGCCGGACAACGTCAAAACCTATGACGCCCTGAAAAAGTGTGGATACACTGGTCGAATCGTGATCGTCATTGATGATCTGGACAAAAAAAAGGACGAATACATCAAGAGATTCGGAAGCGATGTGGTCGTCTTTGATAAGAAGGCAATCGCCAAAACATTCGACCAGGCTGACAACTTTAACGACATGCGGGCGATTGTTTACGCACGGAATGCCAGCTTTGAAATCGCCAAAGATCTGGGCATCAAATACTTTATCCAGCTTGATGATGATTACAAAACGTTCGACTTCCGGTTCGATGGAGGCCTGAAGTATTATCCACCAACGAAGGCGATAAAGAACTTAGATCGAATCTTTGAGCGCATGATCGACTTCTTTGAGAAGTCTGGAGCCAGTACAATCGCAATGGCGCAGGGCGGGGATTTTATTGGCGGGTCAAAGTCTCCGATGGCGAAAAAGATAAAGCTCAAAAGGAAGGCCATGAACACCTTCCTATGCTCTACTGACAGGCCGTTTCAGTTCATCGGGAGAGTGAATGAGGATGTGAACACCTACACCAGGAAGGCCAGCACGGGCCTGCTGATGTTCACAATGAATCAGATAAGCATCGTCCAGACTCAGACTCAGTCGAGTAAGGGTGGAATGACCGAGCTTTATCTGGACTCTGGAACGTATGTGAAAAGTTTTTATTCGGTCATGATGCACCCATCATCCGTGAAGGTGAAAATGATGCAGTCGAATCATCAGAGGCTTCACCACGCAGTAGCATGGAAGCACACAACGCCAATGATCATGAGAGAGAGCCTGAGGAAGGGTGTGAGACATGTCCAGGCCTGAGATACCTATCGACGGGAAGCTGGTGCAGAAGCTGGCGCAACTGGGGTGCAAGACGACAGAGATTGCCGACTTTATTGGATGCTCGGTGGATACACTCGACAGACGTTTTGCGGACGAACTGGCAAAAGGGAGAGCATCACTGAAAATGTCCCTGAGGCAGTGGCAACTGGACGCGGCGAAAAAGGGAAACGCATCGATGCTGATCTGGCTCGGAAAGCAGATGCTGGATCAGAAGGATCAGATCGACCTGGGCGGTGAGGATGGATCGATTAAAATCCAGATGAACTACGAGCGTAAGAAAAAGGCATGATACAGCAGGCTGATGAGCTTTGGTCTGGGCCGACATTTACGGACTTCAATCCGAGGGTGATCCCATACCAGAGCGATGTCGTGGACTTCCTGGATGACTGGGACTTTTCAACTGGGACGCCAGAGGTTCTGCTGTCTGGATCTTATGGTTCTGCCAAGTCAATCCTCATGGCACACCTGACCGTTAGGCATTGCCTGGAGAACCCTGGAGCCAGGGTGTGCCTGGCCAGGAAAGCTCTACCAGATTTGAAGGATACGATTTTCAAGGAGATCCTTGAGCATATCGAGAGAGACTTTGTCGAGGGGAAGCATTACAGGGTGAACCATTCGACAGCGAAAATCTCATGGTTTAATGGCTCAGAGATTATCTCCAGGAGCTGGTCGGATAAGAAGTACAAAAAGGCCAGATCGTTGAAGCTGTCGATGGTCGTATTTGAGGAGCTGACAGAGAACAACGAAGACGATAAGCAGGCCTTCGACACATTGAAGGCTCGCCTGAGGCGTATCCCGGGAGTCAAAGAGAACATCCTGATCGCAGCGACAAATCCAGACGGCCCTGGTCATTGGGTGTATAAATACTTTTTCGAGCAGAGTCATCCGACCAGGAAGGTGTTTAAGTCAGTGACGACCGACAATCCGTTTCTGGATCCAGTTTACATCCAGCAACTGAAGCAGGATCTCGCACCTAGAGAGGCACAGCGATATATATATGGGGAGTGGGTCGAGGTTGATCAGGATCGTGTTTACTCAGCTTATGACTCCGAAAAGAATTTCATCAATGGGACATATCAGATCAGGCCACATCTCCCGATTGTGATTGGATTCGACTTTAACATTGGCCACGGAAAGCCGATGTCGTCATGTGCTGGCCAGTGGGACGGGTATGCCTGGCATTGGTTCGATGAGGTCGTGATCCAGGGAGCCAGAACCCAGGACGCTATCGACAGGTGGATCGAAAAGGGGATCCTGACGCACGGCGCGAGGATCCTGGTGAGGGGTGATGCTTCCGGCCAGGCTAGGGATACACGCTCGATCATGTCGGACTATGACATCATTCGTAAAACTCTGGCGAACTGGGGTGCCAGCTTTGAGATGCAGGTTCCCAGGGAGAACCCTCCGGTCAGGAAAAGGCATAACATCGTTAATGCTTATTGTCTGAATGAGGCTGGCGAGAGAAGGTTGTTCGTTTACAAAACAGCTCCAGTCACGCACGATGGGCTAAGGCTGACAGCTTTGAAAAAGTCAGGAGATTACATCGAAGACGACTCGAAGCCGTATCAACATGTGACCACTGGCCTGGGGTATGCTGTGGTGTACGAGCATAACCAACTGGGTGCGGTAATGGTTGGAAGCTCTAGGAGATAAAAAATGCTGAACCTTTTAAGTCCAATCGTCAGACGCAGAATCATCGACGAGTCTAAAGCGAACGAGAACGTCCAACGCAAAAAAGTTTCCTTCGGTCAGTTCGAGATCTTTAAGGATCGGATCCTCCAACAGGTGAAGGCCTATCTGGAGGGGTTTTACTCAAAGGATACAATCCAGAATACGCCCATCGTCAGCTCTGTAAACCTTGCCAGGAGGATCGTGCGGAAGGAGGCCAGCCTTTACAGGAAGCCTCCAGTTAGAACCTTTTACGGCATGTCTGAGGAGCAGGAGTCCGTGGTTCGTCAGGTGTATTCTGACATGAAGATCGACACGATCATGATGAAAGCGAATGAGTTCTTTAAGCTCCAGGATCAGGCGCACCTGTATGTCGTGCCACGGAAGGGAAAGCTGAAGCTCCAGGCACTCATGGGGCATAACCTCGATGTCGTTCCTTCTGCTGAAGATCAGGAGGAGGGTGAGGTTTATTGCATCAATGGCTTTGATCGCTCCCTGGCCAATGTGAGCGTCACAGAATCTGGCGACAGCATGAACCAGATGATTGCAGACGAGGATGATTATGAGGAGGCAATGAAGGCCATCGCAGTGTGGTCGCCTCTGTTTAATTTTGTCATGGACACAAATGGGAACATCATACCGGCTGAGTCATACGAGAACCCAATCGGTGGGGTGATTCCATTTGTGGATATCAATGGCGGTAAGGATGGCGAATACTGGGTGCGGTCTGGCGCGGCGTTGACGGACTTTACAATCCAGTTCAATGCTGGCCTGACTGATCTGGGAAACGTGGTGAGGATGCAGGGATTCGGCCAGGCCTGGCTGAAAGCTCCATCGAATCTGATTCCCAACAATATCCAAATCGGCACGAATTTTGTTCTCAGGCTTCCCATTGATCCGAACAATCCTGTCGAAACTGACTTCGGTTACGCCAATGCGAACCCAGATCTGTCTGGATCATTGTCGTATCTCGAAGGCCTGCTGTCGAGCTTCCTTACTTCACGGGGGGTTGATCCCAAAGTCGTGAACGCTAAAATGGAGGATGTAAAGTATAGCTCTGGATTCGATCGCCTCCTGGCAATGATCGAGCAATTTGAAGCATCCGAGCAGGACATCAGCACATTCCAGGACGCTGAGGAAAAGCTGTTCAAAATCGTTGTCGCATATCTGAACACCTACGGGGGCACGGCTGTGCTTCCAAAGTACAGAGTCGCACCGATCTCTGAGGAGGCTGGCGTCACTGTTGTATTCAAGCGACCCAGCTCTGTAATGTCTGAGGCTGATAAGCTGGCTGTGATCCAGCAACGAAAAGAGATGGGACTGATCACCCAGGTTGAAGCCATTGCGCTGGATCGTGAGATCGAGATGGATGAGGCCGAGGAGATTTACGACAGGATCCAGGAGGAGTCTGGATCTGAGATGAGATCCATGATGCCACGGACTCCTGCAAAGGTTCAGGATAACGAGAACGAGATGCAGGATAACCAGGAAGACGATGAAGAAGAGCCTGAGGATTCAATGAATGGCTGAGGCTGGGATCCGACTCACAAAGACTCGGATCAGCCAGAAGCTAGACATGAATGATCTGGTCGGCAAAGACATCTCTGGCGATCTGGTTTTGATTCGTAAGATCGCCCAGGGTGTGATCGATTACATGGTGACCAGGGCTGGAGAGGGTAGGGGCATCGACAGGGTAAAGCTCAGAACCCCATACTCTGAGAGGTATGCTCAGAGCTTGCCGTTTAAGGCGGCGGGCAAGTCGAAGAACAAAGTGAACATGCGCCTATCTGGTGACATGCTTAGAGCTTTGGACATCCTGGAGGAGGATGGGCCGACTGTTGTCATTGGGATCGACGATGAGGTTGAGGCGATCAAAGCCTATGGGCATCAGACAGGATTCGAGGGACACCCGACAATTCCCCAGGATGTTTATCGCAGGCCGTTCTTTGGTGTGACAAAAAATGAGTTTCAGAAGTTCGTTTTACCTAAGTTCAAGGATGACATCGACGCCAGTGCTGGATCCAGAACCATGTCGAGCCTGGAGGAACAAAACAAGGCGATAGAGTTTATCCAGGAGAGGAGAACCCTGGGGGAGCTATTCGATCTGATCGGTGGCATCGAATGAGGCTAAAGTTTAATAAGCAGAGCCTGAGGATGTTAGAGTCTGACACAAAGGCCAGGATCAACAGGGTCATATCGAATAAGGAGCTTCTTAATGAGGTCGGGACTCTGGCCGTTGAGACTCTGAAGTTCACAGCTCGCAAGGGCATCTCTCCAGAGACTGGGAGTCGATTCAATGGACTCTCGAAAGAATGGAAGGATGAGCGTGAAAAGATTGCAGAAGCTACACCGACCCATCCAGCCTATTCAAAATCAAGATCGAATCTGACTCTCACCGGGCAACTGATGGACTCGATCAGGCATTCATCTGCTGTGACTTATCGATCAATCATCATCAGGATTTTCCTGGCCGGCACGCATAAGCCTTATCGAAAGAAGTACATGGAATCGTTCACCAGGAAAAAGCCGAAGCGGAGAGTGAGGCTGGCCAAAATTCTCAAAGGATTTCAAACGTCAATGGGGGGAACCGGCTACGTCAACACTGGTCGATCTGGATTCTACAAAGTGGGCAAGGAGATCGAAAACAGTAAACTGGCGCAGTACGTTACAGAGAGGGGAAGGCCGTTTTTTGGATTCTCCCAGGTGTTAAAAGATAAGCTCCTGACGCAGATAAAAAGAATTGTAATTCGGTACATTCGTCGTAATCTCTGACTAATAGTTGAAAACCACAGGAGGATATTCAACAATGGAACAAATGAACGGGGCCGGTGGCCACCAACCTGGAAGCAGTGCAGAAGGGAAGGATAGTTCGAGCGATGTCGTTAAGTACGAAACTTATTCAAAGGCGATCGGAGAGATTAAAGCTCTCAAGAGCAGATTGAATGAGTTGCAGGCTAAGGAACACGAGCGCGAACAATCGTTACTTGCGGAACAAGGGAAGTACAAGGAAGCACTAGAAGGAGCCTTGAAATCCAAGCGGGAGATCGAGGATGCCTTGAAGCAGAAGGATGCGACCTACGCAAAGACGATTTTCCAAAAAGAAGTGAAAGCACTCGCTTCGACAATGGGAGCACGCAAGGAAGCCTTAGAAGATATCGTTAAGGTTGGAGACTGGAGTTCGGTTGAGATCGATGCTGAGTACAATATCAACATCGAACAGCTTAAAAACCAGATCGCCAGCCTGGCGAAATCAAAGCCTTACTTCTTTTCGACTGATGCAAAAAAGCCGGGTGATGTTCACTTTTCGGCTGGAGGATTTAAGCCAGAGACTAAGTCCGTTAAGGAACTCTCCCAGGCTGAGATCATCGCAAAACTGAAAGAACTAGAATAAACCAGTCTCTAAAGGAGAACAAAAATGGCTGATGTAATTACTGGCAACACTGAGTTGTCCGCTACTAAGAATGATCTGATCACTAGTCTCGTACAGAAGGAACTGAAGTTCCGTGCGAAACTTTTGGCAACCGTTACCGATCTCTCCAGCTACGCTGGCAAGGGAATGAAGTCGATCAGCTTCCCTAAGCTGTCCAGCTTCACCGTTGAGAATCGCGCCTCTGCTGTTCCTGGCACCATCCAGGCTCTCAGTGCGACCACCGATAAGCTCGACCTTAACCTCAACGCCTATGTGTCCTGGCTCGTGGATTCGTCTGACGAAATCCAATCCTCGATCGACGTTCAAGTTGAGAACGCTCTTCGTGCAGCGTCTGCTCACGGTCGCTACGTCGATGAGCAGATCATCGCAATCCTGGAAGCCGGTGCTGGCCTCGATGTCGGAACCGCTCCCTTGACTGCCGATCTCATTTTGGATGCTCGCGAACAGCTCCTGAAGTCGTTCGCCGATCCTGCTTCCTGCGTGATGGTCATTGGGCCGGATCAAGAGAAGGCAATGCTGAAGATCGCTGAGTTCGTGCGTGCTGATTACTACGGCTCCTCGAATATCCCAAGCGGTCAGATCGGAACTGTGTACGGCATGCCTGTCATGGTTCACCAGGGCGTGGGTGCTGGCAAAGGTTACTGGTACAGCAAAGACGCTGTCGGTATCGCTTTCCAGAAGGCTCCTTCGATGGCTGAACAGCCTGCGATTGAGTACGGAACCAGCGCAAAGAAGGTCGCAATCGACCAGCTCTTTGGTGTGAAAGCTCTCCAGACTGGCGAACTCGGCGCAGCGTCTGGTAAGTCTCCGCTCATCGTTAAGATCTAATAAAGCACTGGAATGGGTAGGGACTCGCTTCCGACAGCCATTCCGAATTTCATCACCGCTTCAACTCCGATGGGGTTGAGGCGGTCGATGCTTATCAACAACGCACGAATGGGTGCGCATGTTAGATACTTCGACATCGGCCAGGCGACAGTGAATGGTCGCCTTGTCTGGATCGCATGGTTCTATGAGGATGTGGATCCTCAGAGGATGAAAGAACTGGAGGGGGCGCAATGAGTCTCCCAGGCTCTCAGCAGGATCGAGAATACGGGAAGTTTAGGGACGGAGAGGATGGAAAGCCTGCGGTTGCAATTATGCCAGCAGGAGACTCTCTCAATGTCGAGACGGCTGGCATCAAGTGGGACGAGATCGTGACCACATTCCCGGCAGGAAACATCGAAGTTTTCACTTACAAGCTGTCTGGTGCTACTGTTCAGACTGTAACTGTTACCTATGAGTCATCAGCTAAAAAGACACCCGTCAGTGTCGTGAAGGTGAGGATCTGATGCCGTGGAGATTCGACGCACAGATTGCCGACCTGGTGTTCGTGGTAAAGTCTGAGGATGTGGCAGACTCTGCGAATATCACGATGGGGAATTATGGCGAAGCAGATCTCACGATCGACACTGGAGACAGATCAAATGAGTCTTCGATTTTGGATCAAGGCCAGCGCGTGATAGAGGTAGGATGAAATGGCAATCTTACGAGTTCCCAGGATCACAACAGCACAGCGCGAAGTTCTCGTTTTAATCGACGGCGAGATTGTATTCGACACAGATATACAGAAGTTTTACGGAGGCGATGGGGTAACACCTGGAGGCCTTCCGATCGGGGTTGGGGTACCAGAGGGTGGAAGCACTGGCTCTCTGTTGGCGAAGGCTTCCTCCATTGATTTTGACACGGAGTGGATCTCACAGGCATCAATCTCTCAGGATTGGCAGACAGAAGCATTCACTCTCACGCAAGCTGATATTTTAGAAAAGAAAATCGCTTTACAGCATCTCCCAAAATCAGCACAGGCTGTGCGCTTTGTGCCTGATGGAGGGCCGGAGCAAAGGTTAGGAGTTGACTACATCGTCACGGGTTCTGAGATAATCTGGAACGGTCTCTCGCTGGATGGATTTCTCGAAGTCGGTGAAACGATCAGGGTGATTTATCCGGCTTAACAAATAAACAAAAGGAACAAAAATGGTTAATCAAATCAAAAAGAAGTATCTCGCCCCTGAGGTGATCAGTTACTTTGACGATCAGATCGACGCAACCGAAGTCCTGATTTCAGGCCTGGATGGTCGACTGACAACTGCAGAAGGAGATATCGGTGCGCTTGAGTCTGATGTCTCTGGTCTGGACTCTCGCCTTACGACTGCGGAAGGTGACATCAGTGGCCTCGATGGTCGACTGACAACCGCAGAAGGCGAGATCGATGCGATCCAGGCCGAGCTTCCACTGAAGGCTGATCTCGTCGGTGGCCTCGTGCCAGCCTCTCAGCTCCCCAGCTATGTCGATGACGTGCTAGAGTTCGACGATCTGGCCTCCTTCCCAGCCTCTGGTGAGAGCGGAAAGATCTACGTAGCAAAGGACACGAACAAAACCTATCGCTGGAGCGGGTCTGCTTATATTTACATCACCTCAGGTGCTGTGGATTCTGTATTCGGACGCACTGGCGTTGTCACTGCACAGAGCGGAGATTACAACTCCGACCAGGTGACTGAAGGTTCCTCGAACCTTTACTTTACTGATGCTCGTGCTAAGTCGGCATCGGTGTCCAATGCCATCGTTGACGGCGTGATCGACATGGCTCCTTCCCAGGATGCTGTGCATGATGCGCTTGCTTTGAAGTTGAACACCGCAGATTTCCCTGCTGAGTTCAGCTCTGAGCTTGCAACCAAAAGCACAAACGACCTTGCTGAGGGTGGATCCAATCTGTATTTCACTGATGCTCGTGCCAGATCTGCGGCGGTAGCCGACATGATCATGGACGGGGTTCTGGACATCGCTCCGTCCCAGAATGCTGTGAAGGATGCAATTACTGCCCTGGAGAACGAAGACGCCACGATGCTGAAGCTCGATGGCTCCAGGCCGATGACTGGCACCCTGAACATGGGATCCAATGGAATTGAGAGCGTGTCCTCGATTCAGGGATTGACCTCTGTATCTGGCGCAGTGTCTCAGGATATGACCTTCGGGATTTCCTCGAAGTTCGTGTTTCAAGCCCCGATCGATATGGGTGCAATGGATCCATTTGGCGGTAGCAAAATCATCGGAGTCCAGGACGGATCGAATCAATACGATGCGGTGAACAAAGGACAGCTCGACGCAGTTGAGTCTGGCCTGGATTCTCGCATTGATGCTCTTGAGGCTATCCAGTGGGCGTCTCCGTATAAGAAGACGCTTTCCGCTGGAGATATCTCCAACGGGTATATCGACCTCCCAGCTCTTGCCGTCGAGACTAATGGAATGGGGGTGTTCGTGGATCGTCTCGCAATGCACCAGGGTGCTTCTGAAGATTACACCTTGAGCGTTGTCGGTGGCGTTACCCGGATCACCTTCCTCAATGATCTGGTGAACCCAGGGAACCAGGCTCTCCAGGCTGGCGACTCGATCTTTGTTCGATATCAGGTTAGCGTGTAATTAAATGGGCGGTGGCGGGGATCCCGTCACCGCCTTACCATAGGGGATTGAATGGCCAAAAGAATTGATTCGAGTTTCATTGACGAAGAGATGACAACAGACGCAGAACTGGGTGCTGTCGAGTCTGCTTTGGATGCCAGGATCGCAATCCTGGAGAGCAATGCCCCGAACCCTGAATTTAAGTTTATTAACTCAAAAAGCGACTTCCCTGCTCCTGTCGGTGGGGTGATCACACTTGAGGATGGCGTAACGTATTTCATCACGAAAACGATCGACCTGACTGGCGACAGGCTGGTAGCTGGGAATAATACAGTCCTTCTCGGTGGATCCTCTGAAAACTGTTATCTCATATCGACCGGGCTGTCTGCTTCGACTGCGCTGATCACCTCTGTCTACTCTCTCCCAATGAGGAACCTGTCAATAACTCATGGCACAGCTCTAAACCTGGATGCGACTGGGAACCCAACTGGTGCGCTTGATTGGTTCGGTGTTAACTTTGTGAACTGTGCCACAGTTGGCACGATCAAAACATACAGCAATTTTATCATGTCTGACTGTGCCCTTCTGTCATCTGCAAACATGACATTCGACGGCACGATTGGAACTGTGGGGTTCGTTAACTGTCTCTTTTCTGGAGTAGCTGGACAGACGACCCTCAACTTTCCGTCAACGCTCACGATCACCAGACGGATCCGGGCCATTTATTCTAGCTTCGTGGCGTTCGGTGGTGGAACTGCGATCTTCGTTGATCCGCTTGCCGTTGTTCCTGTCGAGAGTTACATCCTGGATACGATCAACTTCTCCGGTGGGGCAACCTATACAGGGGGGGTGACTTACACCGATAACAAAGCCTTTTTCTCGAACTGTAAGGGCATTGTGAACAGCTCAGAGATTGGGCAACTGTACTACACTAACAACACCGCCCAGAACCCAATCACGACCCAGAACGTCTTCGAAAAGATCCTGGGAACGACAACAGCCTCTCCGATCAATCAGAAGTTCGACCATACGAACAATCGCCTGACTTATACAGGAGGCCTGGCTCGATCTTTCAAGGTTACGGCATCCATCTCTGCGAACTCTGTCACGACCCAGTCAGTGATCATCAAAACAAGGATCGCAAAGAATGCCACGACCCTGGCCGAGTCTGAGTCACAGGCCACGACATCGGCAACCGGAAGGAACGAGAACTTTTTCTCGCAGGCCATTGTCGAACTTAACACGAACGATTTCATTGAAATTTTCATCGCAAACGAGACGAACGCTAACAGCTTGCTCGTAACTGAATTGAACGTGATCGTGGAGGCATTGAACTAATGGCGAACATTTTTGGCAATTTAGAGCTTGAGGCGGTCGTCCAGACCAAAGATAAAACCAGGCTTAACGCATCGAAGTCATTCTCTCCAAAGGGTGAACAGCCTATCGATGAGGTTAAAATTAGCCCTGAGACTGGAGTCGCATTGATTGCCATACATGGGAATGGCAACCCAAAGGACTGGTATCTAGATTGGGAGTATGCCACGGCTGGAACCAAAACGGTCACGCTGGAGATCAAAGCAGGCCCACACACTGAAACTTTTACAGGGACGATCAATGTCGTCACCCCGGCAACCGACAAGCTCTTCTCTTCTGATGCCGATCTGATCCAGTTCGAGCCTGATATTCTGAAATGGCTCCCTGCTGGTAAAAACACCTTCAATAATATCCACCGAAACAGCCAGGCATTGATTCTGGACTGGCTGGATTCCATCAGGATCTGGAGAGAGGATGGATCAAAGCTGACAAAAAGTGATCTTTCACTAACTGACGACTTGAAACAGCTCTCGATCTATACGACCCTAGAGCTAATCTTTATGGGTATCTCAAACAAGGTCGATGATGTTTTCCTCCAGAAGGCCAGAAGCTACGGCCAGAAGGCTTTGCTCGTACAGGGGCGTGGTCGCATCCAGGCCGATTTTAATGGTAACGGCACCCTGGATCCTGGAGAGGGTGCAGATCTCAGATCTCTGACTCTGGTGAGGCGATGAGCATTACGGCAGTTCGCCCCTATATTCAGGCGCAGATGCAGGAGCTGGGGTTCAGCGAACACACCGACCCATTCAATGATGAAAACATCCCCAGCAATATCATCGACGGGGCGTATCACCAGCAGATGCTGGAAATCATAGGAGTTGAAAAAAACAATGTGGCGCAAGGCGTTGAGGTTCCTGTCCAGGTTAAGGCGTTTTTTAAGGGTTATCGGACTCCTGAGGAGGCCTTAGAGTATAGCATCGTGCGGTCTGAGGAGATCGTCACCCAGATGCTAAGGGCCGAGAACTTCTTTAATTTTACGCCTGCGATAACGGGCGTATTCCTTGACTCGCTATCGTTCGAGCCCTACGATGGGGAGAGCAACGATAACATCGTCGTGGCGGTTTTCACTTTTCGATTCAAAATCTGGATCTGCATCCAGGAATAAATCCCGATAGGAGGGGATAAAAAATGGCGTGTAACAGTAACACATACAACCTCGGGATTCGTAATATCATCCTCGGATCCGATCGTCCTCAGAAGTTCTGCGTCTTCACCAAAGGCGACGAAGCTGGGAGCTTGAATAACAAGTTTTTCGTAGTGCATGAGCCGATCAGCCAGGCGAAGCATTATTTTTGGTTTAATGTCGGCTCTGCTGGTGTGGATCCTGCTGTTCCAAATGCAACTGGCCACGAGGTTGAGATCGCCAGCAACGCATCAAAGAATGCTGTGGCGTCTGCTCTCCAGGCTGTGATGGATCCTCTCGCATGGATGGTCTGCACTGTTTCCGGCAATGAGGTTGAGTGTGAGATGACCGCTGACGGTTACGCTTATGAGGCTCGGGATGCCCTGGCCTCTGGATCTAAAACTAAGTTTTCGATCAGCGTGGTTCAGTTCGGATCTGTGGCCACCGATCTGGGTGGAACGAATGGCGATATCACCTTCACCGTTTCCGAGCAGACTAAGGAAATCAAGTCGCCTCAGACTGGTGACTTTATCCTCGCTGAGATTCGTCGTGGCGCATCTGTGTCTGTGTCGTTTGAGCTTAAAGATTCCTCGAAGGAATCCATTCGTCGGGCTTTGAACTTCTACGGTGGAACGATTGTGACTGATGATTCTGCTTCTGAGACGATCTCTGGATACGGCTCTGCGAATCTGTTCAAGTCTACTGATGATGTGGCCGATCGCCTCGTTCTTCGCCCCACCGACAAGGCTGGCGATGGAGATGACAGCGAAGACTTCACCGTGCATAAGTGTAAACTGAAGCTCGGTGAGCAGACGTTCTCTGCTGAGAATGAGCTGGTTCTTCCTATCGAAGCGATGGGATATCTGGACACCTCCAAATCTGGTTTTGCGAACCTGTTCAGCTACGGCCCTGCTTCCAGCTTGCCTGAAGCATAAGGAGATAGAGATCGATGGAGCTTGTTTTCGAGGCGAAGCCTAAGAAGATCAAAGTAAAAGTTTCCGGCTCTGAGTTCGAGATGCGTGTGCCTCGGATCTCGGAGTCGGAAGCTCTCCAGACTAAGGTCGTATCGGCTGATCCGAAGGACGTGAAAGAGATCTATGTGGAGTTTTTTTGCTCCCTGGGACTCGATAAGACAGCTCTTGAGTCGTTTGATGTCCTGGACTTCCAGGAGTTCATCGGCTTTGTTCTTTTCCCAAAAAAAAACTAACCGAACATAAGCTAATGAAATCCGGCCTGGCCCATTTTTATGGCTGGTCTGATGACTACATTGACAGCCTTCCTATTGATGTCGCCCTGGATTACTGGCATTCCATAACGGCAATCGAGGCTCGGCAGGCTTTGGTGCAGGCGAACCTCCTCATGATGCCTCATGTCGAAGGCAAGGAGCGAGAGCGGTATCACAAAGAACTTGAGAAGCTGGCGAATCCGGTGCGAAAATCGGAAGGGAAAAAGCTCACGAACAAAGAGCTGGTCGAAATCCTAAGCCGAAGATAGGGAAGTCATGGCAGATCAAAAGATCGAATTAGAGATTACACTGGATGACGGGTCAGTAAAAAAGGCCTTTGGTGTAATTCGTAAGGAAGCAGAGGCAACCGAGAGAGAGGTTGCTGACACGCTCTCGTCTCTGTCCAATCCCATCAAGGCAATGGGGTTGAATGCCTATGTCGACCTGGCCAGCAAAGCACTGGATGCCACAGTGTATCTGGCCAATGGCATGAGAGACATGATGCTCGAAGCCGAGAAGGTTCGGGTCGTTAATGCTCAATTCGCTGTGATCACAAAGCAGACAGGGATCGCCACAGAGCAGTTCAATCAGGCGATCATGGCTTCCATCGACGGGCTGATTGATGACGAAGACGCCCTGGACATGGCGAACAGGGCAATGGTTCGGTTGGGGCTGACGGCTCAAAGGCTTCCAGAGATCTTCACACTGGCCAGGAAAGCATCATCGGCTGGCTTTGGAGACATGACATCGAATGTCGAAGCCTTTATTTATGCAATCCAGACTGGCAATGAGAGAGCGTTAAAGAACCAGGTTGGCCTGGTCGTTGATCTGTCAAAGGCTCAGAGTGATTTTGCAAAAAGGTTGGGCATCAGCACGAACCAGCTCACTGAACAGCAAAAAGCATACGTTAACGCCAATGCGATTTTGGGTGAGGTCGATGTATCTATTCGAACCACAAGCGACTCGCTTGCCAGGCTGACTGTCGCCCTGGGGAACATGAGAGAAGTCGGGGCTGTGGCCTTCGACAACGTGTTCGGTGGTGTGATTCGGTCGATGATTGATCGCTTTACTGAATCGACTTCTCTAAGTCTGAACATGACAAAAGAAGTATCGATGACGCAGGAAAAAGCAGCGGAGTCGGCTTCTATTTTGAGGGAGCGGATCGCACTTCTTAACAAGGAGCTAATGGCTCCGAACACCTCAGCAGGGGGTGAGACCGGCCTGGATGATCGCCTCCAAAGCCTGACGATTCAGCTCGAATCTGCTCAGAAGTCACTGGATGAGTTGACCGCAAAGTTCGGTGCATCGATCAGATCAATCGACACAGATCCACTGGCAAAAAGAATCGCCATGTACCAGGAGGAGGCTCAAGCTGTCTCCCTGAATGAACAGGCAAAGCGCAACGAAATGGCCTTGTCAGAGGCCAGAATGGTTCAGTACAATCAGGCTCTTTTGGGGTTCTCTCAGCAGGAGAATGCGAACAGACAGGCGAACCTGGATTTTATGGCCGACCAGGATCAGAGACAGGCCGAGAGGGAAGTCCTGTATCAGGATCAGCTTAGACAGATCACCGAGAAGGGGATCAATGACCGCAGGCAGATCGAGCTGAACTTCTCCAATGAAAAGCAATTTACCCAGGAGCAAAGGAACCAGCTTGAACAGGCTCAGATAGCTTCTCAAAATCAGGCGATACTGAATGCACAGCAGAATTTTCAGATGGCGTCTCAGGGAGCCTGGGGGAAGTACGTTCAGAATGCTAAGTCACAGCTCGGAGATCTGGGCAATTATACAAAGGTCGCACTCGTGCAAGGCATGGGTGGAGCTTTGGCCAGCCTAGGCGGTGCATTGGCAAAGGGCGAAGACGCATGGGTTGCATTCCGTAATAGCTTCCTGGGGATCCTGGGTGATATTGCGATCAACATGGGTAACATGTTCATAGCGATGGGGATTGCGAACCAGGCCATTCCGATCTTCGGTAACATTACTG